CTTTTTGCAAGACAAGACAAATTGTACTGTTCTCCGGCACGACGAGCTGGAAGCAGATGACTTGGTGGCAGGATGGATTCAAGCACACCCTGAAGATCACCATACCATCGTAAGTTCAGACACAGACTTTCATCAATTGTTGTCGGAAAATGTCAATCAATATAACGGCATTGCCGATGAGCTTCATACCATTGAAGGTATCTTTGACAAAAAAGGCAAAGCCGTCATTGACAAGAAAACCAAAGAACCAAAAATCATTCCCGATCCTGAATGGATTTTGTTTGAAAAGTGTATGCGTGGTGATCCCACCGACAATGTGTTTAGTGCTTTTCCTGGTGTTAGAAAAACTAAACTATTGGAAGCTTACAACGACAGAGATAATCGAGGTTTCGCTTGGAACAATCTAATGCTGCAACGGTGGACTGATCACAATGACATCGAACATAAAGTATTGGATGACTACAACCGTAATCGTGTGTTGGTCGATTTGACTGCACAGCCCGATGATATCAAACTGAAAATTATCGAAACCATTCAAGACAACAGCAAGGTTAAAAATCGTCCAATGATTGGCGCACAATTTTTAAAATTTTGCGGCAAGTATGACCTTGTTAAATTAAGTGAAAACAACACTGCTTTTGCAGAATTTTTATCAGCGAGTTACCCACAATGAACAAAAAACTATTAGAAGAATTTCAGCTACAAGCAGGCGGCAGTCACTATCCCACAATCAATCCCGACCTACAAGCAGCCTTTGCCAAAGAAATTGTTAAATACTGTATAAACCTCGTAGAAAACGCCAAACTACAAGATATGGTTTATACCACTTATCAACAAGACTATGCTCGCGGCGTAAAAGAACGCATTGTCAAAGAAATCAAAGAAAAATTCAATGTACATTGATTCCGAAAAGTTTACAGCTTCTATTCGCACTATTCGTCAACGAGACGATGATTTTATGTTGACTAATGGTTTGGTCTATACACCAAGGGCCGGATTTGAAATCAGCAATGGCTGTCCTGGAAATTATCGAGAGATCATTCTTGAATGTATCAACCACGGTTGGCTTAAACCTGTGGCTCATATCTACGACAGCGAGCTTATATGGGATAAGTTAAATGGTGTAACTATATGATGCAGTTTCAACAATGGTTATATGAAAAGTGGCTTGAGCACTGCGAAGAATATCTACAGTTGTTTCAACAAATGCCTAACTACGATGTCAGCGAATATTATGAACGATACGGAGACTGGCTAAACGAACAATATGAGAAAGGTCAAAACAATGACGGAGCTGATAGCAAAACCGATTCTAAAGAATAAATTTTGGGTAGTTGAAGATCACGGAAATCAAGTTGCTACTATCCAAGCTGTAGACAACGGCGGTGTTGTTTATGTTGACACCAACAACAGAAAACAGTTTCCTTCTATTAGACTACTGTCTAAAGAATATAACATTACCTTTGACAAAGACAGCAGAACAAAATCAAAACCCACACAAGAACATTCAGTATATGGTTATCCCGTGACCAACAAACCTTGGAATATTTTGTGGGATGTCAAACATCAGTTTGGTGTTTATACTAAGACCAGTAAAAGCAAAAGCTACTACTGTGCTGGCCATTATATAATTAAATTTAATAATGGGTGGGTCAAGAGTTTTTGCCCAAAGTTAATTACGCTGAATCGTTATCCATTTCAAGGTCCTTTTATGACCAAAGAACAAATGGCCGAATCACTTAAGGCTGCTAATGGAAAATAATCTTAGTCTACACTTGAAACAGTTCAATGACAAAGTAAAAGTCATGAATCAAAGCAACAGTAAGCAACTGATCCTTTCGGCACAAGAAGCACGAGATATTCAAGCAGAACTGTTTGAAATCTTAAACTTTTTAGCAGTTATGGCCCGTAAACACGCTGCCGGTAATCAAGACACTGATGTTACTGTTAAAATGGATGGCGGTGTTTTTTAACTGCGTATATTAAGGTATAAATATACTGTAAGATCAATTATTATGAGTAGACCCAAGCCCACAGTTTTAATCGATTATGTCGACAAAAAAACTTACAAAACAGAAGCAGTTCTCAGCAGTGAAGGCATCTGGGCAGTGTTCTACGACAATCAGCCTATTAACTTAAAAAGCCATAACATGTTGGTCAATTATCCTGGCCCAAAATATAAGAAGACCAGTTTTAGCAATCCTGGGCATGCAATTAATCTCTGTAAGAAATTAAACAACTTATTCAAGACCGATAAGTTCACTGTGGTATTATTGAAAAGCGGTGATAAGATCTTCCCCTAAAAGATACACGCAAAGTCAGCTGACAAAGATATTTGCACTGCAACTTGGTTGTACTACAGCTGAACTAAAATTCATTTGGCACAATCCCGACGATACCTGCATACGACTCAGTATGACTGGTTTTCAGTTTGTCATAAAAGAATTAAAAATACAGACTTGGACCTTTGACTTGCCAAGGCCTTTGACTAATAAAAATTTAATTCAGCTGGAACGACTGTTTCCTGGTCCATATTATTATTGGAGTCGCACCAGCAAGTTCATAGTCATTGACGACCAAGATGCCAATTGGTTGCAGTTATTGGGCGGCGACTTGCCTAGTTACTTAGACCGTTTAGAAAATAATACCTAAGTATACATTTATTTTGGTTGACCAAAATTCCTGAATTTGCTATAATTATGGCATAGGTTAACAAAACAGGAGTTGATTGTGGCATACATGAGTCAAGAGAAAAAAGCAAAGATTGCACCTGTGGTCAAGGCCATCTGTAAAAAGTATGGCGTCAAAGCCAGCCTTGCTGTTCGAAATCATAGTACTTTGGTTTTAAATGTCAAACAAGGTACCATTGACTTTATTGAAAACTTTATTGAAACTGATCATGCCAGTAATCATGGTCGAAAAATAGACCCAGGGCAAATTGAATATCTCCGTAAAAACCGTTCCTTGGATGTCAATGTATACTGGTACAAAGAACACTTTTCTGGTAGGGCACTGAAGTTCTTGCAGGAAGTTATCCCTGCAATGAATGCAGGCAATCACGACCGTAGCGATGCAATGACTGATTACTTTGATGTGGGTTGGTACATTGATGTCAACATCGGCCGTTGGAACAAGCCCTACGCATTAGAAAAGTAATACTCAAGTAGTACTTGCTCGAAATTCCCAATTTTGCTATAATAATGGCATACAGTAACAAAACAGGAGTTGAAATGAAAGTTCTTTATATTTCCCCTTTGTTCAGCGATGGTGATGTTCGCCGCAAGTTCATGATTGAGGAAAAAGGCGTCAAGTATCACGCACAACGGGATGCTGCTGTTTTGGCTTTGTTGGCATTGGGCGGATTTGATGCTCCTGATTCTGCCGAAGTTCGTGCTCACCGTAAAGCAATTCTTTCCGCTCGTCGCGCCATTGAGCGTAACGGTTACTATGCCACCCCTGCACAATAAGGAGACAGAAATGAACGCACAAGAAATTTCACGAGCTTTGATCACCGGTCAATTTTCAAATGAAGAATTGATCCAAATTACCGAAGCACTGAAATTCACTCGAGCTCAACTGGGTCAACGAACCAAAGCCAGTTTGGCCATGGGTGACAATGTTAGTTTTCACAACAGTAAACAGGGTCGTGACTACACTGGTACGGTGGTCAAGATTGCCAGCAAATTTGTTACAGTTCGCACCGTAAACGGTCTGTGGCGAGTTCCTGCTAGTATGCTGACTGTGGTATAATAGCAACAGACAATAATTCACTAATCAGGTATAATATACTTTTTACAGCAAAGGAGAAAGCAATGTCGAAAGACTCTGGTATGACTGAGAATCGCACTGTAACGGCACTAACTGCTCGTAGGGCCATTATCAAGTGTTTTAAGAAACAACGACCCCTGTTCCTGTGGGGTCCTCCGGGTATTGGTAAGAGTGAGCTGGTAGCCAGCATTGCCAAAGACTTGGGTGGTTTGATGATTGACCTGCGTTTGGCACAGATGGAACCCACTGATCTGCGTGGTATTCCTTATTACAACAAGGACAATGGTTTGATGGATTGGGCTCCTCCCATTGACTTGCCCAGCGAAGAATTGGCCAAACAATATCCTGTAATCTGTTTGTTTCTTGATGAAATGAACAGTGCTGCGCCCAGCATTCAGGCTGCAGCCTATCAGTTGGTTTTGAACCGTCGAATCGGCAAGTATACACTGCCCGACAATGTGGTTGTGATTGCCGCTGGTAACCGTGAAACTGACAAGGGTGTGACTTTCCGCATGCCTGCTCCGTTGGCTAACCGTTTCGTTCACTTGGAAATGCGAGTTGATCACGAATCGTGGGAACAATGGGCTACCCTTAACAAGATCAATTCTGAAGTAGTTGGTTACATTGGTTTTGCCAAACAGGATCTCTACGACTTTGATCCCCGTAGTTCCAGCCGTGCTTTCGCTACTCCTCGTTCGTGGACTTTTGTCAGCGAGTTGTTGGAAGATGATGACTGCACTGACAGCGAATTGACTGATTTGATTTCCGGTGCAGTGGGCGAAGGTGTTGCAATTAAGTTTATGGCACACCGCAAGGTTGCTGGTCAATTGCCCAAGCCTGCTGACATTCTGTCAGGCAAAGTCACTGACCTCAAAGTCAAAGAAGTTTCGGCTATGTACTCGCTGACTGTGAGTCTCTGCTATGAACTTCAGGACTATATCCAAAGTGTCAAAGGCAAACCTGACGAAAAGTTCCACAGCATGGCAGATTGTTTCTTCCGTTACATGATGGACAATTTCACTACAGAATTGACTGTCATGGGTGCTCGTGTTGCACTGACTACCTACAACTTGCCTTTCGTGCCTGGTAAACTCAAACACTTTGATGAGTTTCATAAGCGGTTTGGCAAATACATTGTAGCCGCTAACAGCAAGTAATCATTTACGGGGGCAGGGCTTATGCTTTCTCCCGTAAGTCCCCCTACTTACACTGAGATCAGCCATGACCATTAAATGCGTTAAACTAGACAGCAGGTACAAGGGTTCCGATCGATTTGCCTATAGAATTGAAGTTTACGGCCATGCAGAGGAAAGAATTCCTTTATTTGCAGCACTGTTAAAATGGTCTGTGGAGACTTGGGGCATGAGTGTGCCCATTGACATTTACAAGACCAGTATAAAATTTGACAGAAACCCACACTGGGCTTGGCACGAAGGCAATGATGATTGGGACGGAGTTTACATTTACCTTGCCACAGATAAAGAACGAGAACTATTCACTTTGAAATGGCTGTAAAATGCGCAGCAGATTCCATCAAGTTGACAGGGATAGTAAAAATAATATTGTCTATATCGAAGACGACTTTAACCTCTACGGCCGTAGAGGTTACCTCTACGGCGGAATAAAAACTGTGACAAACGATGCCGAAAATGTAATATTATGGTTTCGTAAAATCTACGGTGACAAAGTTCGTGTTGTCTATAGAGACACCGAAATGCAGTGGTGGGAGATAGTAGAAAAAGAAACTTGGATGGGCAAAGGTATTGGTTTCGAACCCTGGAACGGCCTGGCTTGGTCTTTTCTTAAAAATTAATACTCAAGTATTAATGACACAAATTGCAATTTCTGTTATAATATATACATTAACAAGGAGCACAAATGGCAAATTCAGACAGTAAACAAAAAGGCATTGGCGGCAGACTAACTGACAACACAGACCCTGCCCTTGACCGTGCAGTGCGTGAAAAATTGACCACTGCTAGAATTGGTCTGTTGCTTAAAGCACCTTTCTTTGGTAACCTTGCTACTCGCTTGCAATTGGTTAATGCTGACACTTGGTTGACCACTGCGGCCACTGACGGTCGCAAGTTCTATTACAATACTGACTTTGTCAACAAACTCAAACCCAAAGAGCTTGAGTTCTTGTTTGGACACGAAGTCCTGCACAATGTCTATGACCATATGGGTCGTAATGGTGACCGTGACCGCAGGCTGTTTAATTGTGCGGCTGACTTCTGTGTCAATGCAGATTTGATTGAACAACGAATTGGTGACAAGATCACTCCCTGCCTGTATGACGCCAAGTACAAGGGCTGGTCAGCTGAAGAAGTCTACGATGACCTTTACGAAAACGCTGAAAAGATTGACATCGGCGACCTGCTGGATCAATTGCTGGACGAGCATTTGGATGGCGAAGGCGACGGTGATGGTGACAGTGATGGCAAAGACGGCGACCAAGAAGGCAACGGCCGGGGTCGTCCCCGTCTCAGCAAAGAAGAACGACAGGCCATCAAAGATGAAGTTCGCGAAGCACTGTTACAGGCCGCACAGGCCACTGGTGCTGGTAACTTGCCCGCAGGTGTTAAGCGACTGATTAAAGACTTGACCCAACCTGTGGTCAATTGGCGTGAACTTCTGGAGCAACAGATCCAAAGTACCGTTAAAAACGACTTTACTTGGATGCGTCCCAGCCGTCGTAGTTGGCACTTGGATGCTGTGATGCCTGGTATGATTCCGGGTCAACAGATTGATGTTTGCATTGCCATTGACACTTCGGGTTCAATTGGTGAAGAAGATATTAAAGCATTCATGGCTGAGATCAAAGGCATTATGGAAGCCTACGATGAGTATAAACTGCAAGTGTGGAGTTTTGACACTGAAATTTACAATCATCAGGTCTTTAGCAGTGACACGCTGGATGACATCATGACTTATCAACCCGAAGGTGGTGGCGGCACTGACTTCATGGCCAATTGGGAATACATGAAGGCCAATGATATTCAGCCCAAAAAGTTCATTATGTTTACTGACGGTATGCCCTTTGGTGAATGGGGCGATGCTGAATACTGTGACACGGTGTTCATTATCAAGGGCAATGAACAGGCTGAACCGCCTTTTGGTGTTTGGGCTATCTACGAGCGTGCCAAGGCTTTGGCCAAGGCCTAATGCTGGCATTCTTTGACTTTGGTTGCGACCCAATGCGTAAACTGTATCGTATACTGCAACATTCAAAGCAACCTTTTACGGTCACAGTGACCTTTTATGTGCCCGACACTTCAAGGCCACAGATCTACAATCAGTCTATAGAAGATGTAATTGATGAAATGGTTGCTTGGTGTCGAGACCGTGATTGTGGTCGCAGGGTAGCTTATGATATGTTTACATTTCGTAATAGGCCTGAACTGTCGATGTTTTTATTGAGATGGGCATGAAAAAGAAACGGTTGTTAACTGATAAATCTGGTATGCTACAAGAACAGATGCTAGCAAGCATAGTCCAAGAATATGCCAATGAAGTTGATGCCCAAGTATTATTTGACATGTTAGAAGAAATTGGTTGGATAAGAGTAGTTTGCAAAACACCCTTGCTAACAGAACAAAGGCAAGAAATTGATAAATGGATCAAAGACAATGTCAAAGGCCGCATAGAAAATCGTGGGCCAACTTGGATGTTTAAAGACAGCAAAGATGCATGTGCATTTATTTTGAAATGGACTTAAAATGAACTGTAAAATTTTAATGGTCGTCGCAAGTGTGCTGATTGGTGGTTGCAGCACTATTCCTGCTCAAACTGTTGAAAGTTGGGAATATGTACCTGAACCAATTCAAGTTCAAAAACGCAGAGATCAAACTCGCAGTATTAATTGGCTGCAAGTGCCTAACGATCAATTGCAACAGATTTGCGAACGAGTTACCAAAGGTAGATTTGGAAATAAAAAGATTGCAGGCTGTGCATCTTGGGTTGGCAACAAATGCACGGTAATTACTGGCATGAATACTACAACCAGTAATTTAGGTCATGAAATTAGGCACTGCTATGACTACGACTTCCACGACTAAAGAACCGCATAAAAGGTTGTACAGGTTACCTCAACAGAGTTTTGAGTCTGCTAAAAATATTTTAGACTGGTGTACAGCAACATTTGGTCCAAGACGGTATGGCGGTCCTTGGGAATATAACGCCGTTTACCACGATGTTGTTATCTACGGCGACAAAAATATCATGTTGTTTGAACTGCGATGGCTTTAACACACATACATCAGAGCCAACTGCGGCGTTTGGTCAAGGCTCACAATCCCGAGATCGTCAGCAACCACGATCAAGACTTCACAGAGTGGATGGAACAGAATGTGGGAGTATTCACCCAGGACTGGGGCCGCATCTACGATCTCGATCAAGCACAATCTACCTACGGCACCACTTGGTGGGTGTTAGATCCTGCCAAAGCAACACTAACATTGCTGAGGTGGGCGTGAAAAATACCGTAATGATTCCCATGAAGCATAGATTCGTCCATGATTCAAAAGGCAGCCCAGTCTGGTGGCAGTGGTGTATAGAAACGCTGGGACCTCCAAACAACAGTCAGTGGGGTATTCCTGCCAGCCAACACTATTGGAGATTGGAATCCAGTGGTGCCGCTATATGGTTCGCCAATCCTGCCCATGCTACTTTGTTTGCCTTGAGGTGGTCATGATTAAACAACTGCCTTATGGTGTACAAACTGATAAAAAGATTTTGCATCGAGCCGAACCATGGTGTAGAGACCAGTGGGGGCAAAGATGGGACCCGGTACGCAATCGTGCAGGTTCTTGGTGTGTATTTTGGGGAGGTAACAGTGTGACAATGATACCTTATCATTACCAATGGTGGTTTGCAACTGAACAACAACAAACATTGTTTATGTTGAGGTGGTTATGAAAATTTATCAAGTTCCCGGATATCCACGTAGTCATTACTTTGTTAAAACATTCTCAGAGTTATTGGAAATTGCATCTTGGGCATACAAGAACAATGTGGGATTACTGCATGAATCTAGTACCATTCATGGTTACGGGTTCAGCATTAAACAAAACTTTGAATGGTTTGTACTGAAGTGGTTATGAAACTTCCAAGAAATCCTGTAAACGGCTGGGTTGTTGCAAGTGTGCAAAGTCCTGAATTAAACAGTTGGTTACTGTGTTGTAACTGGTGTAGATCTAATTTCAAACACGCAAATTGGCGTTATGTAGGTGCAGGTGTATTTGAGTTTAGGCGAGTAGACGATTACATGATGTTTATGTTGAGGTGGTAATGACCGTAACTTATAAAACAAACAAGGCATGGCCCGGGGTCAAGTTTCCGGTGTTGCACAGAGTTGTCTACGCTCACACCACAAATGGAGTACGGGCTGCGTACCAAAGAAGTTACAAGGACCATTTGGTCGATGCTTGGCTTAAAGAAAACTGCCACAATCCTTACTATCATAGTCCCGGTTATCTTGAAGAAAAGTTCATTGAGTTTGAATGTGACGAGGACGCTGTGTTATTTGCGTTGAGGTGGGCATAGTGTCGCAATTAGCAAGGCATCGTGTGTTGCATGACCGTTATATGAATTTATATCTAGGACCTAGATATCTAGGAATGGTTGTAGCAGTTGATCATGACTGGATCAAAACATTTGCCCTACTGCCACACAAAACAATTAGCAACAAATATGTATGGTTGAAAAAAATCTATGTTCGCAGAGTATGGGTATATACTGGCTTTATAGACGAACCTGAAACACAATATGCTGAACTTTTTGACATTCTTCAAGACCAAGTACAAAGCTTACTGTGATGAACGCACTCTAAAAAAGAGTGGGTTTAGTTCTTGGAAAGCTTACCATCGATGGCATGATCCCGATGTGCAGCAAGGGGCTACGATAATTAAAGATTTTTATCACGGCTACCCCTTTGTATATGTCTGTGACAACTACAACCACTACTGTTATAAATTACTAGCAGACTATGGACCCGGTGGTCAACGATATGGCTTGCACGATATTCAGGATTGGCTTACAGACAATCACTCCAACAAAGTGCGTTGGGACACGCATCGTGTCATATATGGTCGTTATCATGGTTGGGAAATAAATGAAATAGGCGGCGGAGACTATATGTTCTTTGCTTTTAAAAATGAACAAGATTATGCTATGTTTATGTTGAGGTGGTCATGACACAATACATTAAAGATGATAAAAAAGCCAGTCGCATGATGTGGGATGCTGGCCTGGGAGGCGGCGGCCCTTGGGTACATTGTGCCTGTGGTAAAGATCATAGTCAGACTGATGAAGAATTTGAAGAGTTGGGCGGCTTTAGATATATTGAATTGGGCGGACTGCTGTTCGTAGATGACTGCGATGGATGCCAACAACATCTACTGAAATATGAAAATTTTATTTGGCAGAATCGAGACACTATCCGACGCTATCTAAAAATTCGTATTGATCAGGAAAAAGCATGGGCCGATCAAGAGCATTTGTTAAACACATTGGCAGATATTTGAGGTGGTCATGATAACTAGTATTTGGTACGACAGTGAAGATAAATTACCTGAAAAAGAAGGTTATTATCTTGGCTACAAAATACCTACTTTGGGCGACGACGAGGAAGGATTTGGTTTATATTATTGGGGAACTTATTATCGTCAGTGGCGTGGAAATATATCTACTCATTCGCCAACAATTTTTATAAGTTTTTGGTGTGAAACGCCGGATATAAAATATCCTATGAGTCAGCAATTGATGCCCACTGATGCAGAAATAGATGCTTGGAAAAATGTACAAGATGCTATTTCAAAATACAACATGATCAAAAATTTAGTGCAATGAGTAAATTTGAAATTCACAGCTTATATAAATTGCCGTCAGGTCAATACTGGCCCATGGGACTTAATCTCTGGCAAAAACTTTGGTGGCGTTTTATTCCTGGTGTTGTTATTAAAGTTAAATGGCCCCGGGGCAACATTGTAGTTGATCACAATGATCCACGTTGGGTCGACTTAGGCGGTGCTGTTTGGGTAGATCTAGGATTTAGTGCAGATCCCAATGATCATTACCGTTGGTATTTGGAAAAACATGTGGGTCGACAAGGGTGGGATTGGAATTGGGGACTAGCAGATCGGGACGCCACTGACGATTGCCTTACCATAAAGATTAGACGAAAATATGCTGATCATGCTACAATAATGGCATTGCAGTGGAGTTAACTTTGGGTAATCATATATTTGTTCAAAAAGGTCGGGTGGCACTTGTGGGCGATGAGCGTGATGTTGCTGTGAAAAGTCAGCATCGTATGGCAGTATGGGAATGGTGCGACAAAAATAAAATTAAATTGGAATACCAAGGTACACTAGACAGAACAGACCTATGGCGTGTAAAAGATGACCAGCAGCGTAGCTGGTTTATTTTGAGGTGGGCATGAAAGGTCCTGTTAAGATTTTAGGACATACTGTTCCCTTGATCAATAAAAAACAGCCAGAAACTTGGCAGTCATACCTGCGTAGACTGGGCAATGGTATCAATGGCTTAGCAGAAAGAAGCAAAACTTTAACTGAAGAGCAAATCGTGGCCAACGCATATAAATGGATGCAGATCAAATATCCTGGTGCCTACACCGTAGAGCTGATTTGCAATGCTGACAAAATGAAATGGGATTTGCGATTAAAGTTTGAAGATGCTCAAGAAGAAACTATATGGTTATTGAGGTGGTCATGAGAGAGCTTAAAAAAGATCTTTGGCCTTACAGAGTCACTGTTAACAGTGATTGGCTGAGTGATATTACGCCCATAGAAATTTGGTTAGGTGAACAGCTGGGCACTTTTAAAGGCCGTTGGAATGTTGTTTATAGGCATAATCGTACTGATTTTTATTTTAGATTCAGCGACGATGCTACATTATTTGCATTAAAGTGGTCATGAAAGTTCGAGATACTATGAAGATTGACAAGATTTTCTACACCCTCGATCAAAAAATCTTGAACTTCATGTACGATCAAAAGGTTAGGTATACCGGAAATTGGGAATCAATACAGTATATCAAGAAAAACTTCCCCAATTGGCAGTACACAGGAGTAGCACCTTTTGATGATGTGTTAGACTGGTGTGAAAAGACATTTGGAAACGATTTTCTTTGGAACCATGAAACAATTTATTTTAAAACTGATCAAGATAAAATGTTGTTTGCATTGAGGTGGTCATGACTAGAGTAATAATAACTGATCGTATCACATGGTGGGAACGGTTTCACTGGATTATGCAGAAATGTGAGACAGCGAGAGATAACACCAATTGGGCTATGTGGCAACTTGGACTGAGTGATATTGAGTTTTCTATGTCAGAAAAAGATGCTATAATGTATTATTTGTTGTGGTCATGAAATTCTGGAACAAAGACAAAGAAGTACGACGCAGATGCTGGACTAAGGTAGAAAGACCACAGCAAGGGTTACATGTTGGCAATCTAGAATTAAAAAGATGGTGCCAGCAACAGCCCAGCACTGGTAAATTTTATTACTACTATGGAACAGAATCCTGGTGGTTTGAGCACAGCAAAGATGCTATGTTATTTGTATTGAGGTGGTCATGATTAATCGTAAACAATTTCGACAACTGTTTAATAATAAGAGAAACGGTTTAGGCGATTGGGACAGTCCCTTATGGTTACCAGAACAGTATAATAACCATGAACCCAGTAGATGGTTTGTAAATATTAGACCCTTAGGTGTTCATAACTTTTATACAGAATTTTGGGCATGGGCAAATGAAACCTGCCGAGGCCAAGTTTTATGCTATAGTAGCAGCAATGAAAAACAAGAAGAATGGTGGGGATTTACACATCGTGCCGACGTTGTTTGGTTTTTGTTGAGGTGGGCATGAATCGATTAGAATGGGACACAGATACCTATCGTGCTATAAGAAAGAATTTCGAAAGTTCTTATAATTGGCATTTGCCGGTGGGAATTTATAGAACTAACTTTGCAGAAGAATTAGAAAAACACTCGGGTAAAATTGTTCGAGTAAGGAAGTTAACTTCTATAGAAGACGAAATTGTTGATATGCTAGGGATGAATTTTAACTATGAAATTCAATTTGCAAACGAACAGTTATACATGATGTTTTTGTTGAGGTGGGCATGAGTAGATTAGAAATCAAAAGTTTATTTCGATTGCCTTCGGGTAGATATTTACCCTGTGGGCTGAACATTTGGCAACAACTTTGGTGGCGTTTTATGCCCGGTACGGTGATCAATGTGCGATGGCCGTCAGGTGAAATTGTTGTCGATCACAATGATCCTCGGTGGCATGACATAGGTGGCGCAGTTTGGGTAAATTTGGGGCAGAACTTACAATCTCGATAAATCACATCCGGCCTACGGCTGCTCTTGGTGGTTCCGTGATCCTAAGATGGCTACTTTAACTATATTGAGGTGGTCATGATAAATCGTAAACAATTTCGTCAACTGTTTAATAGTTATAAACCAGGATTAGGTGAGTTTGATAGTCCGTTATGGTATTCAGAACAGCAGGGCGATTGTAAACCCAGTAGATGGTTTGTAAATATTAGACCCTTAAATCATCAAAACTTTAAGACAGAATTTTGGGCATGGGCAAATAAAACTTGTCAAGGTCAACTTTTGTGTTATAGTAGTAATACAGAAAATCAAGAGGAATGGTGGGGATTTACACATCGTGCCGACGTTGTTTTATTTTTACTGAAGTGGAGTTAATTATGACTGATGATATCAATAATGTCAACAATTTCTGCAGAAAATACCATGCAACTGTGCGCCCTAACGGTGACTATCAGCGTAGAACACTGCAAGTCCCACTTAAACAAAATGCAGAATTTTACAACGACTTTGAATTAAGTTATCGTAATATTCCAATGTTAGAAATAGTAATGCCCGAGGATAGCTTTGGATATTTGCTTGAGAGTCAAAATCATATTCAAACGCTTATAAGCAGAACTCCCGATTCTTACTCGGGCTATATGTACAAAGACATTGCCATGCAGATTGTTGAACGCGAAGACGCAGAAATTAGACTGCGTAATCAACATCCGGGACTGAAAGATCTATATAACCAATATCAAATGATGTTGCAGTTAGTACGATGACTGATTTGTTTCACAATGCCAAAGACTATAAATTTTTGGTTGCGCCAAATTATCTCACTGATCATGAGTTATTGATCATATTGACTAATATTAAGTTTTGGAATGAATACTATGATGATTTGGACGCATGGTGTCGAGAAAATCGCAGTCAAAGACAGGGCATGACTGTGGTCTTGCCTGATGCCGAAACACTAACATTATTTTGCCTACGATGGACATAATCATTAGTGAAGGCAAAGTGTTTGGCGCTCGTTATCTAACAGCAGAACCTAAAGTGTCGTCATGGGATTTAGATGGTGACTGGGGAGGTATAAACATATGGGAACAAATGGAAGATTGGTGTACTGAAACATTTGGTGTATCAGAAGGTGCTTTTGAACCTAGTCAACGATAGTACTGTAATCGTGCAAGATTCTGGTTCAGAGAGAAAAAAGATTTAGAATGGTTTATTATGCGTTGGAGCTAATTGACACAAATTCAATTTGGCTATATAATAATATCAAGGAGACTGTATGAGTGACCAAGACGATAAATTTAAACACAGCAAGCGATTGCAAAAAGAAGAAAATGCAATTCATCGTCAACAAAAAATTGCCAAAACACACGGAGCACCTGAACATGCCACAGAAGCGCACAGATACAGTAAACATCATGCCATGAACTGCGGTGATCCCAAGTGTATCATGTGCAGCAATCCTCGTAAAACTTTTAAACAATTAACCGCTCAAGAACAAAGACTATTTCAAGACTTGGACCGCGAAACAGATCGAAAAAGCAACGGAATCAAACCCCAGGACGAACAATGAAAAAAATCTTTTATGAAAAAGTAGGCCGTAAGTATGTGCCAGTACAGGAGTATGATGAATACCTGATGGACAGTTTTCCCAAGGGCAGTCATCTTGTGATGTGTTATCCTGCAGGTGAAAGTAGAGTTTATAATATAGACCCTAACTATGCTGCTATGATTGCCGCCGGTCGTGTGGCTGCTGATGCTATGTGTCGGGCCATTAGAGAAGCCAGCGAAATGCAAAAAGAAAAATACGGTAATCGCGCCTTGACCAATGAACAGTTAGCAGCATGGAATCATTTTATTGAAGTCATGGGCGAAAGCGGTCGTTATATTCATTACAACAGCATTCGCGACATCGCTGAGGTTGGCCTTAAAGCCTTAGAAGCCGAAGCTGTTAAGTTGATGCAACACGAAACAGTTCGTGCTGCCTATGAACAATTTTTAACTGTAGTTGAACTCTGTAAGGAGCAAAATCGTGCTTAAATACGGTGAAGTCAATCCCTTAAATGTATTTGGCCTGAGACGGCTGGATCACTGCCCGCCCCACTTTATTGAAGTCAAATACAAGCTACAGTGCAGTGAGAAAAAGATCACAGATTGGATCATTGAAAATTTGGAAGGTCGCTTTTATGCCGGCGACAGTTATATGGAAGAAAATGACCATATTCATATGGTCAAAAGTGCGGCTTTTGAAATCCCGGGTGAAGCCAGCATGTTTGCGCTAATTTTGGACAAATTAAATACCTGGGAAATGAATTTAAGCTAAGAAAAAAATATTTCTTCGAATAATCACAGTAGTAAATAACTGTATATTATTCGGAGTTACAATGTCTGACGACACAGTACAAAATCAAGCCCAAGTACAGCTACAGTTAGAAGACTTAATTAGGGCCTTAGAAATTATCAATCTTGCATCCACTCGCGGTGCATTTAAGCCAGACGAATTCACTTTAATCGGTGGAGTCTATGATCGCATCTTTGCTTTTTTATCAGCAAGTGGTGCTATCCAACGCCCTCAGGCCGCTGAGGAACAACAAGAAGGAAATCAACAATGATTAAACACGTTGGCAAACATAACAGCCGTAAGGTAGTTATTTTATATCGCAAGGTCCCCGGCGAGGATCACATGTGTCTTATTTGCTATCCAGACACTATGCCCCGTCACATTCACGACGGTCTAATGGCTGCATTGGAAAGTGATTCAGGACAACAAGCTAAAGAATTTAGCGACTACCTGTTCCGTTATACTTTTGCTGATGGCAACAATGCACTGCAAACTCTGCACAAAGAAGGTATGATCAAAAAAGTTCATACCAATCAAGTCATTGTTACTCCTGACATGAAAAGCACAGTTCGTTTAGATGAACTAAACAACATTTTAGACAAAATGGCTCTGGGCGAAGAAGCCATCAAAGAACTTGCAGACTTAGATAAGAACAGCGGGTTAACTGGCAAGCGAAATAATGTTGCGGTCAATGAACTCAGGGCTCCTAAAAACAGTCGCAGTCAACCAGTAGAAGCAGCAAATACGATAAGTATTAATGATGTCTTGACCGATGAGCAGTTAGCTACTCAACGACAAGCACAGGCAGCAAAGATGATTGCCGAAGCCAAGTCACTGTTGGCAGAAGCAGAAAGACTACAACAAGAAGCACAAGACTTATCTGGCGCAACTACACAAAATGGCACAACAACAAAACCCAAAAAAGCCAAAGCCCAAAAAGCTGCATCTTAATAGTAAGACAGCGTGGAAAGACATACTCAAACAAGTAGACAAAAAAGAAGTTCCTATTCAAGTTTTAGAAAAACTTAATGTCAATCTCAAAGACGGCACTATAGTTGTTGTTGATATTAAAAAACTTTTAGCAGAAGGTGTAGACCACGAAGAACTTGAACAGCATGTCAACACTAGATTAGAAGAACTAGACATGTACATAGAAAATGTAGACTTCTTTGTAGACTTAGAGATGGTAGAAAAAACGGTACAACCCGAAACGGACCGTTTGCTTAAAAAACTATGATAAAAAGTATATTTGCAGTAGACCACTGGGGCGGCATGGGTCTTAACGGATCCTTGCCATGGCACCACAGTGAAGACCTTGCTTATTTTAAAGATCAAACTTTAGGACACATTGTCATAATGGGTCGCCGTACGTGGGAAGATCCCAAGATGCCTAAACCTTTACCTGGTAGAACTACTTATGTTGTGACATCAAGACCAATATTTGGGTATGATGTGAAAACAATAAGAGGAGATATTGTCTCAGCTATCAAAAAAATTGCCGAGGCAAATGTTAACAAGACGGTATGGATAATTGGTGGGCCACAACTGCTGTTAGACACCAAAGACCTAGTAGACGAAGCACATGTTACACACTTTAAAGGTCAATATAAAACTGATACACAACTGGATTTAAGAAAATATCTCAGCTTGTTTCAAGCTCGCAGTGCCTGTCCCAGCGCCGATTACAAGTGCAATTGGACGGTATATAAAAACATTGACATTTTTAGACCCATAGTCTAAAATACTAATATGAAAACCTATTTAGATGCAATGCGTTTTGTACTGGAAAATGGTACAATGAAAAGTGATCGTACGGGCGTTGGTACAATAAGTTATTTTGGTATGCAACAGCGATACGATCTTAGTCAAGGCTTTCCTGCGGTAACAACTAAAAAACTAGCATGGAAAAGCCTTGTAAGCGAGCTGCTGTGGTTCATTGAAGGTTCAGGAGACGAACTACGCCTGCGAGAGATATTACATGGTAGCAGGGACTCTGAAAAGAGCACTATCTGGACTGCCAATGCCACAGCACCATACTGGACTAACAAATATAAAAAATTTCCTCCAAAAGGTCCGCAGTACGAAGGCGACTTGGGTCGTGTCTATGGAGTACAGTGGCGGCATTGGCGTACACCACAACGAACACTAAATGCTGCACAAAACAATCTTGTACATGTTGAAGTAGATCAACTAAAGCAATTGATCCAAGGCATCAAAGCAGATCCCAATGGACGGAGGCATATTCTAACAGCATGGAACCCGGGAGAACTACAGGAAATGGCTCTGCCTCCCTGTCATTGTTTTGCACAGTTTTATGTCAGCGACAACAAGTTAAGTTGCCAAATGTATCAACGCTCATGCGACATGTTTTTAGGCGTGCCTTTTAACATAGCATCCTACTCACTTCTCACACATATGATTGCACAAGTGTGCGGATTAGGCGTAGGCGAGTTTGTTCATGTGCTGGGAGATGCTCATATATACAGCAACCATACGGAACAGGTAAACGAACAACTCCAGCGTGAACCATTACCTGCTCCCACACTGTGGTTAAATCCTGACATAACGGATATTGAAAAATTTACCATGGCGGATATTAGATTAGACAATTATCAAAGTCATGCCGCTATCAAAGCAGAAATGGCAGTGTAATGGCTTATACTGAACTTTATCCTAGCCCTCCCTATCGATTGGAACATAATTATAAAATAGAAAACCATCAGGTTGTAGAGACTAAAGAAATTGTTGTACATACTTTTCAATTGAGTGATGTTGAAGATCCTGAAATATATGCAGCTGAATCATTGCTTGAATGGCAAAACAGCGAACAAGGGCAATGGGTTATGGAACATGCCACAGAACCGCCCAAGTGGCACAAAAATATAGATTATGTACACTATGGATATAAATTTGCTATCACTGCTAAACTTAAGGGCAGTGACATCAGTTATTATATGTTAAAGTGGGGCAAGCCTTGATTTGAAAAAATGCAGAAAAATGAAATCAAAAAATAAAGAATTAATTTTATTTGTAGGCGATACCGACGAACAGCTTGCAATGACTGCATTAGCCTATGACATAAATGCAAGTTTGCTTACTCAAGATAATTTTGTCAAAATTCAGCACGGCGTTTATTACACCTCTATTGCTGATCTAGGAGACAAACTTAATTTTTATAAAGTATTGTGTAAATCGAATAAAATATTTTATTGCCCACCTAAAAAATGGACTAGTGAAATAATGGAAAAATATACAATAGAATATTTGACTGAATTTTCTTATTATAAAACTGTTATTAATTTTGAAAGGCCCGAGTTATCAAAAACACACAGCAAAATGTTATCTTTAAAAGATCATAGAAAAACAAATAAAAAACAAATATGGATTGCCGGGTGTAGTGTAAGTGATGGTTGGCAAGTTTCAAAAACAGAAAGATATGGGCATTTAATTCACCAGGCACTCAAATTACCTGTGTCTTTTTTGACACATCCTAATTCATCAATTCAATGGGCCGCAGATCAAATTTTAAGATCAAATATTATAAAAGATGACATCATTTTTTGGGGGATAACATCTTTAGGCAGAACACAGTGTTGGGATGAAGACAAAGATAACTTAGAACATATTAATATTAATTCATATAAACATAACAAATATGCTTATAATTTTTTTGACAAAAAATATCTTTACAGTGAAACAAATCATTATCATGCATTAATTGCAATACACCAAGTAGTTAATTACTGCAAAGCTGTTAAAGCCAAACTTATTCCGGGAATAATAATGCAAGGAATAGATAAATGGCATGAAATACCAAATTGTATCGATTTTACTTCATTGTTTAACCGTGTTGATTGTACTGATGATGGCAAACATCCAGGAGCACAAACGCATAAACTTTATGCAGAATTTTTTTTAGAAAAGTATAAATCTCTTTTATGAAAATATTAGTAACCGGTGGTGCAGGATTTATTGGACATAATGTTGTCAAGTTTCTTGAACAACAAGGTCACCAATGTTATATTGTTGATACATTCACAAACTATGGATTTATACCCAAAGAAGAACTAGACTATCTTAAACGCGAGCGTAAACGCAGGATAAACAGCAGTGTACACAGCGTAGACATCACAGACCGCAAAGGCATAGACAATATGTTTATGACTTTTCATCCACAGATAGTAATACACCTTGCCAGTTTTCCTAGACAAAAAGTAGTTAATGCCAGTCCCAGTTTAGCTAGTGAAGTTATGACTACAGGGTTAATTAACTTGTTGGAAGCTAGTAAAATACATAAAGTTAAAAAGTTTGTCTACATCAGCAGCAGCATGGTCTATGGCAATTTTACTGATGATGTACGAGAAGATGCAACTTGTAATCCACAAGGGCAGTACGGCATTATGAAGTTAGCAGGAGAATGGTTAACTAGAGACTACACAAGGCAAGGCCATTTCGATCATGTTATCATTAGGCCCAGTGCTGTCTATGGTGAATGGGATGTGGAAGATCGGGTAGTTAGTAAATTCATGCTGACCGCTATGCGCGATGGTGTATTAAAGGTAAACGGAGCTGGTGAAAGCCTGGACTTTACTTATGTAGAAGATGCAGCAAGAGGTATTTCACAAGCCGCACTTAGTGATGCTGCAAAGAACAAAACTTATAATATTACAAAGAGCCATAGTTATACACTGTTAGATGCTGCTGAACTTGCTGTTAAAATTGCAGGCAAAGGTACAATCGAAGTTAAAGATAAAGATGCTGACTTCCCCAGTCGCGGTGCATTAAACATAGACGCTGCTCGCAGAGATTTTGGTTACAACCCCACAGTAGATGTTGAAGAAGGCTTTCAAAGATATTATAATTGGTTCAAGTCGAGCACATATTGGCAGAAGAAACTTTAATTCATTTCTTTGGTATTAAACGACAATATCAAACACTAAGAGACGAACTACTGGACGCAGTAGATCGTGTGTATGCCAGCGGACAAGTGCTTGATGGACACTACACCGAAGAATTCGAAAGACAAATAGCTCTGCGATGCGGTCGCAAGTATGCGGTAGCTGTCAACAGTTGCACTCAGGGTTTGGTAATGGCACAGTCCATGATGTTTATGCAAGGCACCAAAATTTTAATACCTACTGTAAGTTTTGTGGCTACAATTAATGCTGTACTCCTTAACGGTAATGAACCTGTGCTGTGTGATGTAGACGATCAAGCACTGATAGATCTTGAAAGCTTGGACTATGCATTAAAAGGTGCAGGCATTGGCGGCATAATGTACGCTAATTTGTTTGGTAATACAGTAGACTACGATAGATTTAAAATGCTAAGTGGGTTTTTCAACGAAGGTGCTAAAGTAATAGAGGATGCTGCACAGAGCTTTGGTGCTAGCTATATGGGACAGCCCAGTGGCAGTTTAGGGGATGTCAGTGTGCTGAGCTTTGATCCAACAAAAAACTTCAACAACTATGGATCAGGTGGCATGGTTTTAGTAGATAACTTAGCGGATGCCAAACTATTAAGAGATCTGCGTGATAACGGCAAAACCAATGAGCACGACAATCCTGGCACAAATAGCAAAATGAGCGAAGCCGATTGTGCTCAAATGTTAGTTAAATTAAAGTATTTCAATAAATGGCAACAACGCAGACAACAAGTAGCAGAATACTATAACCGCGAGTTAGAAGACTTTGTGGAAGTGCCCAAAACTACTAAGGGCACTGTTCATGCTTGGTCTAAGTATGTTATTAAGTGTACTGATAGATCTGCGCTGAGGCTGCACTTAAGTAAAACAGGTATTGAAACTAAAGTACATTACGAAAGACCTTTATATGAGTATCCTGTAGGCTATAACTATATAAACTATGCCAGTGAACTCTATAGAAATGCCAGTGCTTTTTGTTCAGAATGTTTAAGCTTACCTATCTACCCTGAACTCACAGATGCAGAAGTAGAAACTATAGTGGAAGAAGTTAAAGAGTTTTTTGATTAAGAGTTTTCCACTTGTCGGCGATGTGATTAACAAAATCTGCAATAGTGTTTAATCTATGTTGACGCATATAGGCAATAATTTTTACCGCATTACTTCGCTCTTGCCCAGAGTCTGGCTTGCGGGCATTACTCATATCTACATCTAGTACTCGAGTTGCTTCGTCTCGATCATAGGTATAGCTAAGATTATAGCGCATTTTATCTGCATCTTTACTTAACTTTGATGGATCGTTAATAGACATTAGTTCAATCCAACTTTGCATGTAACTGCGCCTGCGTCTAGGGCGATGCCATGCTTTGTCTCTAGCGCCAGTAAGTACCTTAACATTACCAAGACGGCGAATGTCTTGATTTTGCCAAGCCGCTTTGTCTGTATAAAAATAAGCAGGTATACCTTGAGTTTTTGCAGCAATTAATAATTCTCTTGTGACAGCACGATTATGTGCATCAGTCTTATCGTCTGCCCAGTCTGGATCTATAGAAAACAAGACATGTATAGCACTAACTCCTCCAATCGGGATACTAGGTTCTGCGCTGAACACACGATCCTCGGCTTCGTGTGTTCGATGATGACTTCGTGTAGGATCACGATTCTCCCAGTAGTCTAAGGGCCTACTTACATAGTGTTGATTAAACCAGTTGCCGTCTAACACAAAAAGTACGCCAGTTGTGCGGCCAGCATTATCATGATAGCCGCCGCGGCGGGTGCGGGTTGTACTTAAAAAGTAAGGTTTGCCCCGAGGCATGTATTGTTGTTCAATACTACCATAGGCGGAACTTAGCTCAAAGTTTCCGCCCTGAACAATTTTAAGTGCAGTTGGAATATTAGTGTAGTGAAATGCTACACGACTTAGGCTTTCTGCTAAAAGCTCATTAATAAACATTCAGTATTTATTATCATAATACTGTTTAAGCCAGGTCCATTCGTAACTGAGCTTTAACTTATCAAAATCACCCTGAACTGAGTCATAGTATTCAACAGCATCTGCCGCACCCTTCAAGCACCAGTCAGCATATTCACCCTCGGCTATTGTCAGCCATTTCTTTAGCCTGTATGTGTTTTCCACAGTGGGTGTGTCATCATTGAACTTTTTAAGTTTTAATACTTCTCTAAATGCTGTGCGCCAAGTCATCCAAGGATCTTGATTAAACTCTGCTATACCGCTTAATATAGGCACAACTTCATGGGGCGCACTGAGTGTAAAATCTAATCCTGTTTCTATTGTATCTAAAACTAATTGCCTATGATAAGCAATCATGGCCTGGTGTCCATACTCTAACCCGTTCACGGGATTCTTGGCGTGAAAAATGTAGTGTTTAGGACTTTGGAAATAATCTGGTTGCCATTTAAAATTAAATTCTTTATCAACTTTAAGTTTTGCAAACACAGCAAAAAACCAAGGTGTAGTACTGGCTTCCGCTGCTGCTTTGTAAGCAGCGTCACGACCATTTACACCTTTTATCCAATGTATATTACCTCTATGAAAATTAGCTTGGGTTTCATAATTTAATCGTGCGTAATACTCTGCTTCGTTGGGTTCACCATTGCTGATATAAACAATGTCTAAAGGTTGTTCTGCAAAGTAAGCTATTGTGTACGGCGCATCAGCCAAGTAGGGATAATCATAGACTTGTGTTTTAATGTATGACTTAGCATCCCGGGGTACACAGCATATTGCTTTACTGATTGTAAACGACTCAATTACTCGATCTTTTTCAGACCACAAACAAGGATAATAATAAGGATAGCAGTCTTGCTGATTAGTAAACACAGCATAGGGTGTAGTAAACTTATAATTTTTAATTTCTTCTATTAGATTATCACCGGTATAATTATGAATAGGCCATTCATATCTGTTTACTGGCGGTTCTTCAACATAGTTAATTACATTGAACCAATCCAATAGTTCTAAATCATACATCTGTTTTTTGAAACTCTCTACATGTATGAAAAAAGTATCACCGCGTTTTTGACTGTGGCTGGCAAAACAATGAATCATTTGTTCTTGCCATTGTGCAGGGTGCCATGTAAAGTCAAAGGTCATATAATTACATATACTGCTGGTAATCCATACATAGTCACTGGTAGCTGTATTAACTATTCTTTTTATTACATTCAAATGATCATGCACATACCTTGTGCTATTGGCCACCGTCCAATACTGTTTTAAAAATTTTAATTGTTCTTGGGATTCACTGTTGCCAAAATCCATGTAATAGATAGGCGCTGATTGTTTTCTATATACTTTATCAACATCATCACGCCAGTGCCACTGGTAATCTGTAGTGTTGGCGGGCACTAAGCAAGTGCCGCCGTTTTGTTGCCACTGACTGGGCCAAACATGAGTATGATCTTGTTCGTAGGGCATGGGTCGCCACGACCAGTCAAAGTCAGTGTAGTCATTGCGGCCATCTATTAGCCAAAAATATTCTGTACGAGCTTGTGCTCTTGCCGAATCTATATCAGCGGCAGGTTTTTCAAAGACAAATAGGCCGGGTTTAGGACCTGTGTAAAAAACATCAAACATCTAGCTTTTGAATTTCAATATTACAGTTTTGTAAAAACTTTATGCCTTGGTCATCTCTGTACTGTTGTCCAAAATAGACTTTGCTAATGCCACTTTGATAAATCAACTTAGCACATTCTAAGCAAGGACTGTGTGTGATAAACATAGTAGCACCGTCACCGCTTTCACTGCTGCGAGCTAACTTGCTAATAGCATTGGTTTCAGCGTGAAGAACCTCAGGTTTAGTTTTTAATACAGGTTGACCTTGTGCATAACCTACTATGTTTTCACAGTCATTGTCCCATCCAGCTGGCATGCCGTTATAACCGATTGAAATAATGCGATCGTCTTTTACCACAATGGCACCCACATGCAGCCTACGAGCATGGCTAAGTTCAGCAAAAGTTTTTGCTGTCTGCATAAATGCTTTTAGAAATTTTGATTTCATTGTGTATTTTAGCTTATAACTCGAACTTTGTAAAGCTTTTCGAATCTATCAGCATCTGCTCTGGTATTGACCATAGGTTCACCACGAATGTTTAAACTGGTGTTTAACAACATCGGGCAATCTGTCATTATCAACCATTGCTCTAATAGTTTTCTAATACCAGATCCATTGGCAGGCACAGTTTGCACACGACTGGTTCCATCGTGATGCACAATAGCTGGAAACAAATCTGGCCGTTTACAACGAGCAACTACTTGCATATATCTGCTGTTGCGCCAATTGCGTGGCATTTCAAAATAGTCTTCTACTAGTTCTTCGAGAATAACTGGCGCAAACGGCCTAAACTGTTGTCTACGCTTAATCCTATTAACCAAATCTTTAATTTGATCTCCGCGAGGGTCTGCCAAAAGACTTCTATTTCCGAGGGCTCTAGGACCAAACTCTGCTCGTCCCGAAGCGACTCCGACAATTTTATTGTCCAATAGCTCATCAAGAATACTGCTAACAGGAAAAGGTCCTGGAATATTATGCCCAAGACTAGCAGTCCTAAAGTTAAGTCTACGCCCAGTAACCAAAGCTGCACAGCCAAGGCTGCTGCCTGCATCACCTGGATTAGGCATAATCCATATGTCATCAAAATAATTCCCCAGTTGTGCGTTGGCCACACAGTTTAAGGCAACACCTCCCATGTAGACCAAGTTCGAACTGTATTTAAAGTCTTGTGCTCTTTTAATAACATTAAGTATTAAATCAGTAGCAAGTTCTTGTGTGCTGGCCGCAATGTCTACACCATGAGCATCACGCAAAAAGGTTTCTTCAACACCTAGGTGTAGATTATTTCTAAATTTTATATCATATTCATTTTGAACAAGTATAGCTTGCATTAAACCTCTATCATTGGATTGCCCAAAGGCGCTCATACCCATTAAAATGTATTCTTCGTCCAGTGGTTTTAAACCCGCTCTTTTAGTCATAGCACTGTAGAATAGTCCTATGCTGTGTGGATATCGTTGACTCCAAAGTTTTTTATATTTTGCTTGTCCATTGACATATTCTGCGGCCCAGATTGATGTTGTATCCCATTCACCTATAGCATCTATTACTACAACAGTAGCACGGTCAAATGAACTGGTTTGGAATCCTGCTGCAGCATGACTAAGATGATGATTGAAACTGTATTTTTTTAAATCTTTAAACCAACCACCAGTTTGATGTTGTATTATTTGGCCTAAACGCCAATTATTTGTGTCAAATCCTTGGCCAGAATATAATTGTCGTAATTGTTTTTGAAAAGGTTTTTCGTGATATGCAATTACTTTGGGATAGTATTTTACTAGTTCGTCAATCAAACCTTGACAAATGTGATGGTCATGTTTATTTCTGCTGTACCGCTCGCTGTGTGCAGCAAATAATATTTCACCGTCGGTATTAATTACTGATGCTGCTGCATCGTGAAAGCCAGCACTGATGCCTAGAATATTCATTATTTGTAGATAAAAGGGTCTCTTTGGCGAAGTTCTTTAAGTTTTCTACGATATCGAATTTCTAATCTAATTCTATTGTAAATATTTTTTATCCAATTCATTGATTGTATCCCTTTTTTGATACTTTGAATATTTATTTCTAAGCAACACTAAATGTTTTAATTCTTACTAGTATAATCATATCCGGGTTTCATCATATCTATTTGCATTTGTTTATAATTTGAATCAGACCAACAATAATCGTACACTCTTTTTGTACTACTAATTTCTATACTATAAATGTCTAAGTAATCACCTAAAATTTTCCAAATTTCCTTAGGGTCTGTAGTTCCAAAATCGTTTTGTAAAGTTACTTGCCCAATTGGCAAATATCCAAGTGCTAGATTTTTATCTGTTGGATCTTTGTTATTTTTAACGAGCCACGCATTAAAATCATCTATTGTTTGTTTGTGCCAGGGAGCTTCGTTACTATAAGTTACATCTTTTCCCCACTCTACATCAAATTCACCGCTGTAAAATTGTAATTCAGTAATGGCCGAACATACAGTTTCAGTTAACTCAGGCGCATTTTCATCTCTAAATACTTCAAATAATGTCTTGCCAATTTGAGTCCAATGCATGTATACTCCGCCAAGTACACGATCATAACCATTTGTTAAAAACAAGTCGCGGTGGCCATCTTTAAGATCATATCTTGCACTTTGTAAAAATGTAGTAATCTGACATGGTCGTACCCAGTCTGGGGCTGTGCGTGTTTTGCGTTGACTCATTACAAGAGTTTCAATTTCATGACACAAATTATTAAGTTGTCTAATAGAGTATTTTGTATTGTAGTCTGCTAATTTATAGTATTTGCTTAAATTCCATGCTGTGCCTTGCAATGTTTCAAAGTGGGCATGTAATTTATTCATTATCGTGTGCTTAATAGAAAGGCCAAATTTCCCGACGCCAACAGGGTATTCTTCTCCGAATCTGACAACATCCGGACTATACCAATCTTCTATCACATACTCATCAAGCCCGTGATTTTGCCAAATATTTGTTGTGTTAAAGTTATTAATTATTTCGATTGATTTGTTTAATTCGCTACACATATACAACAAATTTCTTGCGGTATGTGGAAATCCCATAAAACAAAAATTTTTTTCTAATAAATTTCCGTTGACTATTAATCCTTTTAGTGCATCGGCCCAATCACGGCCTAACTCATGATCGTGTATTTCTATATGATAATCGAATGTTTCGTTTTTCTTAACAGGGTTGCGTAATACCAGTTTAACTTTCAATTTGCTGCCACCATTTCAATATTTCAGGACGACGGCTTAGTATGTCGGTCATAGTGATTGTTTGTGTCCTTATCTGTTCTAATTTTAATATGCGGGCCTTACCTCGGGCGATTGCGGATTTATATTCATCAGGCCATTGTTCCGCAAATGTCGGTCTAGTTTTTAGCTGGACTAAGATATCCTTTAACGGGTTATTACTAATACCGCTTATGATTTCGTCTACCCAAGGTTCTAATAGTTCCCTGGGTAGGGCTAAAGGTGACATAACTATGTCCGGGCTAAAACTAAAAATTACTTTGGCAAGGACTTCGACTTCTTCTTGTTGAGCAAGTTCTGCAATTTTTGTAATTTCAAACATTCCAGGCAAAGTGAGCGTAAAGTCAATTCTTTGCTGACGACTGTAACGCCTGATTTCATTTCCTGCACGGAAGTTTTCAAGCCACGAATTGTAATCAAGGCCTGTTCTAATGTATTCGCCAATTGCACCTGTGCCGTCGAGACTTGCACATACCTGCCAATCCCTAATCCTACTAAGAATATCCCTATACAGATTAATACCTTTGTAATCAATTCTGCTGAGATTTGTGTTGTACCTAGCATAAACATTTGGTCCATCTCCTAACTCTATAATGCGAGTCATGTAACGCCAGTGTTGTTCGTACATGAGAGGTTCTCCCCCTACCCAGTACACTTCTTCAACTCTGTGTTCTTCCACTGCCTTTGAAAATTCGGCTTCTATTTGACCTTGTTGAAATTGTTCAATTTGTTTTTTGATCTCAGGCTGCATCCAATTGTTTTTTGGATCCCGCCAATTGATCATGTTGTACTGTCGTTGCTCAGTTTCCCAAGCACTGCTTAACATGTCTCCACACATGCGGCATTTGAAATTACAAAGGTTACTGAATCTGTAATCCCAACTGACCGGCTGCATAGTTGTATAGCCTGTACTGTCAGTGGCCTGCATTGCTTCAAAATATTTATGGCCAAATAAGTGATCAAAATAACTACGGTAAACGGCAGTGTTTAAAAGTTTATCATTACAGACTTCGCATTCAGGTAGTGTTTCTCCTGCCATCATTCGTCTACGCACAGACTTCATATGATCACTGTTCCAATGTTCTTCTAGTGTAATTGGCGTGTATTGACCTGTTCCCGCAGCGGTGTCGATGTACTGTTTAAAATTTTGTGCAGGTTCTCTTGATGCACAGCACAGTCTGCGTTCTGTTTGCGGACTTAGGTATGTATGTGTCCAAGGTGCAAGACACAGTGTTTGCGGTTTATTCATTTATATCCAAATATGGAAAAACTGTTCGCCAGTTTGTACCGCGTCTGCGATCAAGTTCATCCAGATAAATGTGAAGTTTTTTAATTTCGTTTATATTGTTTTTCTTTACTTGTTGCAATTGTTTTTCTAAACCCTGCATTCTTAATACAGCTTCTTGTTGATGTACAGTATCTGTTGGCATAACTTTATAAATTTCTACAAAAGAATCCTTCCAAAAGTCGTATGAAAATATTTGAGGATGTTGAAACATTTGATTACCTGTATAAAATTGAAAATAATGTCCGATATGTTTAGAGCTACTAAACTTTTTAATTTTTTCTATTAGAGCAGGCATTGTTTTAATAGTCATAGCTGTCACGGTTTGATTAATATTAATCCTTAACCAATTATCCTGTTTACTGGCCCAGTCCAATCTTTTTTCAAATAAATTTAAATCTAAACCAAATCGTGTATATTCAGCTTCTACTCCCCAATTATCGATACTAGCAGTTAAATCAAAAACTTTTATTTTTTTATCTTTCTGAAGTTTTTTAATTTTTTCTATATACAGATCCCAATACTTATTTGGCGCACACATATTACTGAATATACAAAATTCTAAATTAGGATTAGGTTGCTTGTCTAAAATCTCTAACACGCTATTCATTAAATCATGCTGAATAAAAGTTTCTCCGCCTAATAAATGCAATCTTGAAAGTTTTGTAATATTGTTTGTTAACCAATTAATAAATTTGTTAAAATATTCTTGTGCAGCAACAGTAGGTTTGTTAATCACCGGAATAGTAACTCCGTTACTATTAAAAGATCCAAATTTGATATTTTCTTGTTCAATGCGAGAACTATTATGACTAAAACAATACACACAAGCAAAATTACAAATATTTTGTGCAAAAATTTCTACAATCTTAGGAGAAACTACTATAGCGGTAGGATCTGTTTCAAGTTCAACAGGAGTAAGATTTGGAATTTCTAAATTATGTTGTCTGTCGCTCCAACCACCTGCATCTTCTATGTTCTTACAGTATTCGCAACCCCCAGTAGGCCATTTTCCTTCTAGCATAAGTTTTCTATCATTTAACTTTTTAGGGATATTATGGAAATTATCAAAATCTTCTAATTCAAATTTTACTGGTTGTACTCTATGGCAACTGGCTGTAGACAGTTGATTAAGGAAAATTGTACTCCAAGTCCATTTACTTTGGCAAGCTGTTTTAGTTTTTATAGGAAATCTTATACCTTGTTCTTTTACATAATAATTTAACATGCGTTCTACTAGATTTTTAGCGATAGGGTGTGTTGGTCTAACTCCTTGCATAAATTCGTCATAGCTAGGCCAGTCACCCCCTGCCCAAATTTCATATTCTTTCGGGCCTATGTACAAACGAAGATTTTTTACAGAGTCTGTCATCATTTATATCCCATTACTCGTGCGATTTCAGGATGAGTATCCATAAAGTTTTGTTTACGATAAGCATCAGTACGTTGCATATTAATTAAAAATTCTTGGCCGTCACTGCCTGGACCATTTTCAATAAACTTTATAATATTATCTATCTCTTGTTGATAAAAATTGCTGGTCCAAAATACAGTTTTAAGTTTGTTTAGTACTAGTTCTTTGGCTGCAGGTGTCATGTAAGCAATACTCATATGATTGGGACTGTGCAACATATTAAAATAAATGCTGCCAAAAGGTTTTTTATCTGCCCAAGCTAACAGTTCATCTAAGTAATAAACATTTTGTATATTAACAGTAAAACATAATTGTGTAGTAATATTTGGAGTATCTACAATTTTAGTCCAGTGTACTGTATCAATGATTTTATTGGCCAACTGCCAATCTGCCCCATACCGCTCATATTCAAATCTTGCACCAACATTGTCGATACTAAAGGCAATATCTACACGACCAAATTTATCCCATACCATTGTATGTGGCCCTACATGCTGTGTAGCATTTGTGTTATAGTGTATGTCAATATTTTTACTATACCCATTGTCTGCTGCGTACTGTAATAAGTCCCAGTGCTCTTGTATTAGCCAAGGTTCACCGCCAGTAAATTCAAAGTATCTTATGTGAGGCAACAGTGTTTTTAAATTATCCCAAAAGTCCGGCGACTCTTCGGGCCACTTGCCTTGCTTTAGCCACTTATAAGCAACGTGTTCTTTTTTATTAAAATCTTTAGGCATGTAGTCTAGTTCTTCTGCAGCCCATTTACTGCTGGACCACGAACCGCAAATGCGACATTTTAAATTACAGATATTACCTAATTTTAAATCTAAAAACCATAATTGATCAGGAAGGTCATTGGCCCAATCTACTTGTTGATATAATTCTTTTAGTCGTACCTGACTGTAAATGCGCTTGCTGTCACGGCCAGCAGCTTCTTCGTCCCAACATAATTTACAGGTAGCAGGCCGTTCTCCCCTACGAAACTGCTGTCGTAAATTCTGCATATATTCACTTTTGTATGCATCTTCAAGGGTGTGGATTCTCAAATCTATGCCGGCAATATCTTCTCTTGCTAGGCAACAAGGTCTGGCTGTGCCCATAGGACTAGCTTCTATACTAATCCAAGGCAACATACAAACAGTTTTAGGTAATGTCATTTTAAATTTGTAAATTCAGAAAATGTTGTCCAAAATTCTTCATTGCGGACTTGATCTAATTTTGTAGTTTCATCTTTAAAACGCTGCCAATGCTGTGTGCCGTCGTTATTCATAATAAAGTTTAGCATACTTTTAAATCCGTTTGTTGCCCTTTTTAGACTATCTAGTGGTTCTAACCATTCAATATGATTTTCATAGGCAGGTTTAATATACCCTGCTTTAAACCAATTTGGGAAAATATCTGCGCGATACCAGTCTGGACTTTGGCAAATATTTACATTCCAATCTTTAGCTTGAACAAGTCCAAGATCAGTCCACTCACGATGAAAATCTAAAACATGCAATACATTCATTGCACTAATAGTAGAACTAACATAAAAATCCACATGCGGCACTTCTGCGATCATTAATTCTCTATTAGCAACTGTTTGGTGCCAGTCGGTGCCTTTACGCATTAGTTCTGCTCTGGCACCATTGTCATCTAAACTAGCACCTACACTGACATTTTTAAAATGGCGCCAATAATCAAACACATGTTTGTCTTTGAGTCTAAGTTCGCTGAAGTTAGTATTATATTGAATTCTAACATCAGTTTTGCCGTATTGAATTAGTTTCTCTAACAAGTAGTAATGTTCTTTCATAATTAAAGGTTCACCACCTGCAAAATACACCTGTTCGAGATATGGAATGTGTTCTTCCATTTGAACTATCATACCATCTTCGTCGCCAGTTGTATACTCAACTCGCTCCATATTGCGTCCCAATACATCAGGTATACGATTGTATAACTTTACATGATCGTTGTACCAATTACTGCTGAAAATAGGCCCACAACTGCGACAACGAAAATTACACAAATTACTAAAACGAACATCCCAATATCTAATTTTGAATTCAGGATGTGTTCCATCATTTTGTGTATTGTCTATTTCAGTAATATGCTGTCCATAGTTTCTGTTAGCATCATAACGCATACTAAATGCACCATGTTGCTCTTGCTCATAACATTTTACGCATTCTTTACATGGCTTATCTTCAAGCATATTGCGACGCATTTGTTTGTAGGGTTCTTGATTCCATATTTCTACCATAGTATTTTTACGCAGATCTCCTACTGGATGCCAATAGTCGCTTAAACAACAAGGATATGCTCTACCGTCAGGAAAAGCATGCATGTGCATCCATGGTAACATACAAAAAGTTTTACTTTCTGTAAGGCGCAACCATTGCTTATCTGTTAACTTATCTCTTTCGATAAAATATGGAGCACGAGCGTTGTAATCATATTTTTTATAAAAATCTTTGCTCATAGGCTTTCGTACCAAGTTTTTAATAAAGGAAATGTTTCAACAAAGTTTTTACTTCTACGGATGTCGTATTGTTGATAAAACTTTTTAAAATCATTATTTAATGACAGTATATCAAATGTGTCGCTATGCGGAGTTTTTACTACATCTAAATAATTTACTAATCTTTGCAAATGAGCCCATTCAAATTCGTGAATATAATTATAACCTTTATGATTGATCATGAATTGTGCAATTCGATCTTTATATTGTGTACGCAATTCATCTGGTAATACTAACGGACTCTGAAAACTAGGAAAGCGTAAAATATTCAAGCTCATAAAAATTTTGTTGTCACCATATTCTAATTTCCAGTTAGCTATCATTTCTAGAAAACTATCTAAACTATCTAAACATAATGCATTTATCGTGGACATAATATGAATAGTTCTAAATTTACCACTATCGAGTAGTCTTTCTACATTATTTGCCCAGTCATCAAATACTAAGCCATCGCGAATATATTCTGCTTGCAAACCCATTGATTCGTTGCTGGTATATAAATCAATTTCGATACCGTCCACAGCATCTACTAGACGGTCTATATCTACTTGTGTGCCTAAATTACTGTTAATAGCCAATCTTGTTTGACTGCGACCTTTATTGTTTTTGAACCAATCGATTAGTTTCCATGTTTCCGCACTCATTAACGGTTCACCCCCTGTCACACGCAGTTCTTTCAGTGTCTTATGTAGGTCTGTTTCCCACCACTTATGAAATGCCTCCACATACGGATTAATTTCACCAAACTTATAAAGTTGACTGCCGCCATGCTCGTGAGTGAAATGATTACGACCATCACTGATAAGATCGACATATGGCCCATTAGTTCGTATGTCTTTGACCCAAGTACTACTAAAAGCAGGGTTACAGTAGCTACAAGCGAACTGGCAAGTACGATCAAAAGCAATCTCCAAAGTCTGTAGATCCACGTCTGCATCTGCGTCCAAGTTAAAAGCATATTCTAAATCCTTGTCATTATAAATTACAGTCTTATAAACCCTATCACTCACCGAGTCTCGGCCCATATCCTCAATTTTCCAACAGTATTCGCAGCCCGGAGGGCGTTCGCCTACTTTCATCTGTGCTCTGTCCTGTTTCTTTTGTTTACTATTGTGTAGTGCTTTAGGGTTTAACTGCACTTCTTCAACACTAACTTTATGTGCTGGGGGATGATGGCAACTGGTAGTCATCCCGCTACCTAACCATATAGTAGCGTTATACCATTTTGCCCCACAAAATGAGTCTGACTTAATGTCAATTACTCTGTGTTTGTATCCTAAATATGTTTCGTTATGTTGTTTTGGCATGATACTCACATTGTTTCCAAAAATCATACATTTCTGGAAAGGTTCTTAAAAAGCCAGTATTTCTTCTTAGATCGTGTTCACTGAAGAATCTATAAAAATTAGCCTGTTGCATTTTAACATAGCCATGATCTAATTTGCAACCTTCCGCCATATAATCAATTACACGCTGTAGCCTTTGTAGTTCATAATCTTTGAATCCGTGGTTGATATTTTCTTTATTGTCATTGATATTCTTCATCATGAATGCCCAAACTTCTTCTAAGGAATCTTGATAACTTTCGGGCAGTAATCTTATGTCTTGCCATTCAGGTTTTCTTAATATAGGAGTGTCAAACCAAACACGCTGATAAGTTTTGCTGTAAATTGATCTAAGTCCTAATATGCCGTTAATTAACTCATGCAGGCCAGTTACATTCAGTGTATTCATAGTTATAATAAAAGTTAAACTACTTCTATTAGGCACTTCATTTAAAAACCTATTAACATTGTCCCATAGTCTTTCAAAGTTTAAACCATGCCTTGCATATTCTGCTTTGTAAAACATAGCATCAAGGCTTACATACTGCATGAAATGTTCTAAGTACTTTGGTTCGTTTGAAGTTAATCTTTTAACATAGTTAAGATATCGTTCAAACAATTCAGGCTCAACACTGAAATTACTGGTAACATTTAAATGCAATTTAGGACTAGGGTTTGCCAAGACATAGTCAAATACTCGATATGTATTTTTATCCATTAGTGGCTCCCCACCTGTCATGCGAAAGTGTTCTAACTCAGGGTAAAGTTCAGGCCACCATGCCCAAAAAGCATCCACATAAGGATTATGTTCCCTGGCCGGGATCGGTCTACGACGACCAGTAAAATGTTGGGGATCATTATGAATTGGAGTAGTAGGATAACCCCCCAAACGCTGTACTTCGTCCTGCCAAGTACTGCTGAATTGTGGACTGCAATAACTGCAACTTAAATTACAAGCATGATTGAAATTGACTTCGACATAACTGGGTACAACATCTTCATCGCCGGTGCTGTTTGTTATACTTTCAAAATCTTTAGCGGCCCAAGGTTCTCCTGACCTATAGTGCCTGTCACTTAAATTGCCTAAATCTTCCTGTGTCCAACAATAACTGCACTCACTAGGTCGTTCATGTTTTAGCATAATCTTACGCTGGATTTTTTTATGTTCAGTATTATGTAAACTACTAGGATTAGAAGTTAAATTATCGGGTTCTATTTCATGTAAGGGCGGATGATAACAACTGTTATTCAACCCCGTTGGTAAATGCAGACTAACTTGTTTCCATTTTGCAAGACAAAGTCCTTGACCCAATTTTTCTTTTGCATCTTCTGCGCTGGTTAGAAAAACACTTTTAGTCACAGTTCATTACTTTCTTTAATCACAGCACCTTTGTTGCGATAGTTGTGTTTGTAATGATGTTTGAAAAATTTGCTTTGTTCAGCAGTCATATCAACTATAGGCAAGGACAATCTAGTTCTTAATGTTTCACCCAATGATATACAGCTTTGTTCTGTGTCTCTACTAAAACTACTCCACAGGTATTCTAAATGATCGAAATCCTGCACTTGTTTATAGTCCCAGTCTCGCAACATAGTAAAGTAAGTGCCTAGTCTTGCACCATATATTGCCCAAAAACCATTTTCAACATCCATGCCAACTGTTTGCCATATGCACAAATGGTCGTAGTTTCTTGCATGCACATGTTTTTCAAATTCAGCAAGATTAGGTTTGGTGCCTCTATCTAAACACATCTTAACACCTTCTCTAAATCCTGCACGCCATGCTTGAAATGGCGTAGCATTAGGATAAGTTGTACTGTAGCAATCGTGCATGGCTATGTATCTAGGGTCAAAACAAAATTCAACGGCTGTTTCATTAGAACCATCTGTGTTTTCATGTGTACGCATTGTGTTAACAAAGTCTTTGGTCCAACAACTGATGCCGCCATTACCGTACATAAGGCCATTTATATGATTCCTGGCACGCCAACGAAATACGCAGTCACGATTGGCTGATGTTAGTGTCAACTGTTGATTGAAAAAATCAGGATCAGGAATATTGTCACCATCGATTAGAACAAATCTATCAGTATCACTTGCAGCTGCTGCAGCTTTGTGTGCAGCATCTGAACCTTTAACACCGTCTACTCTTTTTGCCCATGGCACCATGTTTTGGATTTTGATCCAAAATTCTTCTTTTTTAGGTTCGTCGTAGGTTAAAAAAACTACATCTAAATCAGCTATATCAATTGTTTCTTGGTGCATAGTATTCAATATCGTAATAAACTTCTGTATCTTCTATTAACAGTGCAGCATGACCTGCAACAACTTTAAATCCCGAATCGGCTTTAACTAATGCAGCTAAAATTCTATTTGGTGTTTTAATTACTTCAAGTTTATGATTTTTAACTTCGTATCGTATGTAATTGTCATATTCCGGTTTAGTAACAACAATATAAGTTCCAGATTCTGGGTGATTAAATGAACTACAATTTGTAATTCTTCCCGATTCATCATAATAAAATCTATATTCAGGTACGGGGTCTGCTGTGACCTCAAGCCCTTGTAGTGCTATTAATAAATTATTTAAGGATTCGTTCATAGTGTTCTATTAATTCATCAGTAGCAAATTCTTTTGTTTGATAATGTAAAGGTGCATACTGATTTAAATTGTTTATTCTTATATCGGTATTGTCTAATTCAGTAATTACCGCTGTTGGCCAATCATCATACCAACTGTTAATAGCAGGTTTCATATGTGTAAATTTAATAAAATCCATGGTAGGCATAGTACACAATTCTCTGCCAAGTAGTTCAGCAGTAACGGCATAAAGAACATCTGTACTGGGATTGTCTTCTCTGCAATTAACCAGTGCATGTTCTCGAATCATTGGCCAATTATCTTGTACTTTTTTTGCTACTCTAAAAAAATCACTGGCAGTTTGACTAAATCTAAAATACATTAATCCATTATAAACATCAGGCAAGCAGTTATCATCAAAAAACTTTCTATAGGCTCGAACACTGCTGTGCTGTTGTTGCCAATCTAAACAACCCCAACTTAAAACTATATCTCGTTTTCTAAAAGCAGGCCACCAATGGTCAATACTGTCAGTAAACAATAAATCGCTTTCTACTTTGACAGTTTCTTTGAAAGGGGTTAATGCAAAAACTTGATGCTCGTTGCCAAATTTATAGTTGTCAGTGTTATAATCATTTTCCAACACAATTACATAATCAAATACTTTTTTATGTAAATTGGTTACAGTGTTGTTTGTTGCTTGATCTACTATAACTGCAAAGCGGTTTACTTTTTGCGTTGCTTTTATACTTAACGCCTGTAAGTATGCTAGTCTCAGATAATCTACCGTTGCGGTATTTTGTGCAAAAGTCACAAAGCCCTGCTGTTCCTTATGCCATGTCATTGCATACCTTTTCAACAAACTGTTTAAAACTATCTGTTTGCAGATATTGTTTATCCATAATATGTATATTTTGCACAGGACTGACTACAGCACGATCGTGATGTTTAATGAATATGAAATTATTTTTAATTTCTATAGATTCAATGTCTGACTCCACGGTAAAAATTTTATTGGGCATGCTTCTTGATGTGTGCCATGTATAGCCATTTAAGACAATGTCTGCCATTGCAAAAGCATGATCGTTTCTGAATGTGCCCTGTGCTTTGAATAAAGTTTTGTAGTATTTGTAGTTTCTTTCAATTCTTTGTACAAAATCAAAAAATAACTTAGAGTGTTGTGTCTTTTTAAAAACCACACAAGTGGCCCATACAAAAGGCAAACTATAATTTACACCCATTCTGCTGTACAATATACCGTCTTCACTGTAACTAGTATGCTGTAACTTGTAATCAAATGTTTGTTCTGTAAAAGTTAACAAACTATTATCTAAAATCAAATAGTCACTGTCTAATAGAATAGTTGTGTCATAGGGACTAAGATCATAGGCTAGACTTCTGCCGCCGTTGCGCCATGTTTGCTTTGCGAAGTTTATATTTCTAAAATTATCTAAGGTATTTTCTATTCTTATGACCTTGTCGTACTTAAAACTAGGGTTACTATCTATGTCAGTTACTAGTGTTACTGGCAATTTAAGATGTTTTGTAATAAGTTTAGCATTGGCATCAGCTATAGCAACATAGTCTATAAATTCTGTGTTATAAGCAAACAGCACAACACCTTTAGATTCTTCTAAACCGTTTGAGTTCTTCATGTTGTTGATGCCACGCATTCATTACTGCTTGATAGTGTTGTCTTGCTAATTTCAAAAATTCTTCTCTTTTGATCTCAATTGGATTTTCGTAAGTATCTTCTATGTATATAATTTCGTTGGGCCATGTCGATACAAACGCCAATAAATCAGGTGTGATTTTAAACAAACCATTGTTATAGGCCATGTGAAGATCTGTAGTAATCTTTCCTTTTAAAATTTTTTTATTTTTTTGGTAGTCTGTGGCTAACTTGACAGACTTTACCAAATCGTTGATAGATCCGGACATAAGTTACCTTTATAGGAAATTATATGTTAGATTAAGTAGTTTGTCAAGGATTAACAATTAACTAATTGTTACTGAGCCCCAAGTATTGGATAAAAATGTTGTTTCTGGATAAATTACATCTACTCTGTGGTTTACTGTAATGTTAATGGTATCATCTGCATAAGATGGGCTTTGAGCGCCAGAAAATAGCACTAAATTCAGATTCATTGTTGTACCGTTATCTGCATACGAACCTTGTGCTCCGTTTGTCTTATAACTAAAGCCTAATTGGTCATTGGTGTATGCAGCTGTTGTGCTGGTAATACTAACAATGTTTGCATTAGATGTAGTTGCAGCATAGTAACCAGAAGTTGTGCTGTTTGCATTTAAAGTACCGCTTGTACCTGTACGGCCTGAACTGTTGCCGCCCAAAACCTTACAACTTTTAAAGTTTGTATTTGCTAATGTAACTAAACTACCGCTGCGATTAGTACCGTCACCATTGGTTACACTAATTACAACAAAGTTTAATTGGCCACCGGCATTAAAGAAATATCTTGCTTGGTCTGCGCTGGCAAATGTAGCTGTTCTTGTTATGTTAAAAGTAACAGCACTGGTATTGGCTACGGCTGTAAAATTAGGACTATATGTACTACCGGTAGTAGTAGTGCCAGCACCGGCACCAAAACCAAATCTGTTTGTGTAAGCTGTAGTTAGGTTAGTACTAAACAATACATTGGCATTAATTGTTGCGCCTGCTGTTACAGTACCAATATTAGTAAATGCAACACCGTCTTGGTGTTTACGCACAGCATTAAGTGTGTTAATAAATGTTGTCCATTGTGTGGCTGTGACAAGATCTGTCACAGCAGTTACATTACTAACTCGATTTTGACCATATCCAGCACTTCCATTGCCGCCGCCCCATACCGTATTCAATTCACCGCTGACATTGGCTCCCAAGTTTCCACCTGCAAACCCATTGTAGTCTGCTGCTAAAATTGTACTGCCTGCTGAATATGTCATTGTTTGTCTCTTGTTAACTTATTCTATTTACTAGGTTTGACGACAATAGAATTAATTTTGTTTCGGGGTCGCTCAAAAGAGTTTCAAGCTGCTCTTTGGTAACTTGTCTTTTTTGTGGGGGGAATGCTTGTGACGAACAATCGTCGATCTCAACTGGGTGTGTGTAATGATCTTCAACACCTTTTACATCAATGTAAATGTCAAATATATCGCCGTTTTTAACTACTCTCATTAATAACCCCACCAAATAAAGACTGCGCCTTGGGCTCCAGAAGCTGCACCTGCTGAACAGTTATACTCAAAGCATCGATCGCCTTGGAAAGCACCGCCACCGCCGCCACCCCCGCCATAAGTATAGCTGGTTGCTGTTTGGCCACCAACAGAATTACCAACTGCGCCGTAACCGGCTGCACCACTGGTCAAAATAGAACCAAGTGCTAGGCCAACTGTTGTGTTAATGGTATAAGCGTTTCCTCCGCCACCACCGGTATAAGTGTCAGACAGCGCAGCTGAGCCGCCAGTGGGTGATAACAACTGAGTTCCCGTTGATGCTGAACCTGCGGAGCTTGAAGATCCATCTGGAGCAACGCCACCACCACTTCCACCAGTTGCCGCAGCTTTTAATACACCACCCACAGTCACACTGGTTGTTCCTCCGGTGCCGCCATTGCTACCGCCAGAGTAAACACCATCTCTTGCTCCACCGGCACTGCCAGCTGAGCCAATGGAAATAGTAATGGTTTCACCGGGAACAACTGGTATGTTCAGCGCATACGCTTTCCCGCCGGCGCCCCCGCCGGCGCCACCGGTATTGTATCCAGACCATGCAGCGACTCGACCAGTAGCGCCACCGCCACCACCCCCACCACCAATAACCAAAACATTAATGAAATTTCCTGAAGTTAAGGGTAATGTATATGATGTACCGGCTGTTAAAATACCGCTGTTTCCAGCAACCAAACTACCTGCAGCATAGCCATAACCTCTTGCTGTTCCTGATCCAAATGTTGTAAGTATTGGCATAATATATTAAGCGTATCTAACTTGTGATCCCAGTACTGTGAATGTAGCAGACGCAGTTTTGATTGCAGTAAATGTATAAGCAACTACACCACTTGTGTAAGATGTTGTAGGACTAGATCCATTTACATACTTAGGTGTAACTGTACTTCCATCGATTTGAACAACGTTTGGTACAAATCCAGAAGCGCCAACTGACAATAATAAAGCAACAGTCACCGATTGTCCAGTAGACATCACTGAATTCAATGAAGTAGAACTGTTACCGCGAATATTCAATGTAATGTTTGCAGCTATATTACCTGTATAATATTGAACTGCTTGTGTTAGTACATCAAAGTTAGTAGTTGATGAAGGAGCTGAGCCAGTTACGGTAGCTGTTTCATACATGGCCATGATATTTGTAGGTGTGGCCAGTGTGCCAGCACTTATACTTGCGGTAGTTATTGTGGCATTTGTAATAGTTGTATTAGCAATTGTTCCGCTGTTAACTGTTATATTAGAAATAGTAGCATTAGTGATTGCTATGTTTGTATCTAATTTGGCACTTGTAACAGTACTGTTAACAAGCTGTGATCCGTTAACTGTGCCCAATAAGTAAGCACCACTTACATTACCTGTAGTAGAAAACCCGCCAGCATTAACATTGCTGGTCACGGTTAGTGTGCCACTTATAGTGCCATTGGTAAAGTTTATGCCTGATGCTGTTAGGTTGCCAGCAATGTTAGCATATCCGCCAACCCAAATATTACCACCAATACCTGCACCACCAGTTACACGCAATGCACCTGTTGCAGTATTGCTTGCCACAGCACTTGATGTAGTAATTAAATAGGCACTAGTTGTTAGATTACCAGAAGCTGCCAACACATTAGGCACGGTTACTTGACCAGTTGAACCAGTAATTGCAATGGCATTAGCTACAGTACCACCAATATTAGCACGGATAGAAATATCGCCGTTGTTAATACTATTATCAAGGTTTACTCTACTAGAGCTTATGCTCAATGCCGCAGTATTGGCAGTGCCAACAGTAAGACCTGTGTCAGAATTAATATAAACAGGCAAATTAAATGTTGTAGTTACTGCACCTGCATCTGTTCTTGCGTAATTTGCTGCAGCAACATTACCCAGGCCGCTGGCATCACT